AGTGTATTATATGTGTGTTTAGTTGCACACACAAGCGGAACATTTTCAACGGATTTATCTAGTGGGAAATGGGCGCTTTTACAAACAGATTTTCAAAATTTAAATGTAAGCGGAACGTTTTCAGGTACGTTTAGTGGCGATTTAACAGGTAATCTTACAGGAGATGTTACAGGAGATGTTACAGGTAATCTTACAGGAACAGCAACAAACGCAACTCATGTTACTGTTGTTGATAACGAAGCAGAAAACGAAAATAATTTAATTCCATTTATTGAAGACGCAACATCAACAGGTAACGTGGGCTTAGAAAGTGATGGAGACTTTCATTACAACCCAAGCACAGGAACGCTTACAGCTACGTTATTTGAAGGCACATTAACGACAGCATCACAGACTAATATTACATCAGTTGGAACATTAAGTAGTTTAGATGTAAGTGGAAATATAAGAATGCCTTACAGCACAAGTAAATATATTATAGGACCAAGACAAGTAGCAAGTAATACATTTCGTACCACGTTTGATTCGATTGAAATAAACGGGGCAGATGGACTTGCAGGTGGCAGTGCTATGGGTGGCGGTAGCGTTATTATTAGAGGTGGAGGGGCGCAGGGTAATTCTTCAACTGGATCATACGGTGGCCATGTTAAGATATATGGCGGTGAGCTTCTAGGCGGGTCAACAGGGGCAGGAGAGATATTTCTATACACTAACAACACAGAAAGGATTCGTATAGATGGATCGGGTTCAGTTTTATTTAATACGACCGACGCAGACCCCTCTAACGACACCACAGGTAGTGGTACTGTTATTTCTTCGACTGGCTGGTTTGCATCCACGGCTAGTGGGCAGACAGTTGCCTATTTTAATAGAACCGATAGTTCAGGTGGAACGGTTTTAGATTTCCGCTTAAATGGAAGTTCTAAAGGATCTATATCGGTGACGACTACGGCAACATCATATAACACTAGTTCAGATTATCGATTGAAAGAGAATGTAACTCTTATTAATGATGCAATATCAAGATTAATGAAACTAAAGCCTAGCCGATTTAATTTTTTAGAAAATAAAAACGAAATTGTAGACGGATTTCTAGCCCACGAAGTAGAGAAAATAATTCCAGAAGCAGTTACAGGAAAAAAAGACGCTTTAGACGAAGAAGGGAACCCAGAATATCAATCAATCGATCAATCTAAAATTGTTCCCTTATTAGTAGCGAGCGTTCAAGAACTAACAAAAAAATTAGAAATATTAGAAAATAAGTAAATGACTATTACTAGCGACTTAAAACGATATTACGCATCTAGCGGCAGTGCGGTAAAACTTGATACATTGGAAATTAAACATACAACATTCACTACCCCGTATTATATAGTTAATGATTTTCAAGATTTAACGGCAGGACTAGAAAATAGTGCAGGAAATGTTACATTTCAAAAATACGCTTTTGAATTGACGGAACCATCAAAAGATGACAACGGAAATCAAACGTTAGGGATTACTATTGATGCAGTTAATCTTGAACTTGTTAATTTATTATCAACGGCCGTTGAGGATACAAACAACAACCCTATTATAGTTACATATCGGGTATATTTAAGTGATGATACAACTGAACCAAAAAGCACTCCCTTAGAATTAGAATTAACTAGCGTAACCATTAATAATCAAACAATCTCAGGCACGGCAGAGATGGTAGCGTTACAAAATAAACGGTTTTTAAATGTTAATTATACAAAAGATTTTTTAAGTTTGATAATAAATGCGTGATTATTGCCGATATATTGGTATTCCTTTTGTTGTTGGGGGTAGAGATATAAAGGGCTTTGATTGTTGGGGTTTTTTGAAACATTATTATAAAAATGAATTGAATATAGATGTAATCGATTATGATGTAACGGTTGATAAATCAAAAGAAGTTATTGAGACAATCCAAAAAGAAAAAATAAAACCGTTTTGGAAAAAAATACAAACCCCTGTAAATAATTGTGTTGTATTACTTGGTAAGCTAACAAAAGCGCATCATGTAGGTGTATACATTGATGATGGGGTGTTACATTGTACTAATGGCGTGGGCGTGGTGTATAATAGAATGAGTAAAATAAAATTATTGTATAATCGAGTTGAATTTTATGAGTGTAGTAATCAAGATACATAATAACCCTTTTAATATTTTTGAATTTCAAAAAATTGTTACTGATGAAAATATTAATCCCCAAAAATTTATTTTAGATTATTACAAAAATAAAGAAATTCCTGTATTAACATTTAAAATAAATAAAATAAATTACTTGATACAAGATTTAGATTTTAATTTAGATGATGGGGATACTTTTAATATATATGAATTTCCTCAGGGGGATATTGGGATTAAAGATATAGCTAAAAGTTTTGTTCCTTTTGTTGGTTTTCTGAATACGTTTAAATTAATTGCATCTATATTTATTCCAGAGCCAGAAGATTTACAAACTAATTTGAATCGACCTGTAGGGGGTGCATATAATTTTAATGCACAAAGGAATTTATCCCGAATCGGCGAACCTATACCGTCACAATACGGTAAACTAAAATGGTTTCCAGATTTAGCGACTGCCCCTTATCAATATTTCGAGGATTCAAAACTTGTTACCGAATACTTGTTAAGTTTAGGCCATGGGGAGCATGTTATCCACCAGTTATATTCAGGAAAAACTAAAATATTAGGTAATGAAAATGTAAGTTATACACAGTTTACCCCTAATACTCAGGTGACTAATACAGAAACGTTGGTTTACACGGTAAAAGAATTTAATAGTATCCCATTCAAAAGTCCTGCACGTAGTAGGGTATCTTACACAGCAATTAACTTTCATAGAACAAACAAACATATAACATTCCCACATTCAGATCATTACTTAACATACAAATTTAATATTGGTGATTTTGTCAGAATTTGGAGTGATGAAAACACAGCATTTAATGGTGTTTTTGAAATCACAGCTGTGACAGATTCACGTTTGACTTTAGCCGATACATCAGCATGGACAAGTGCAGAAGATACAATTTTTGCTATTTTGTATCGTGAGGGGGATTATTACGAGAACCCGTTTTATTCTTTATTATCTTCAACGGATTCAGATCTAAACAAGAACCCTTATCTAGTTAATGGTACAGCAACGGAGGTATTCACAATTGAAACACCGTATGCAGGGGATGTTTACCTTGAGCTTGATTTAAAAAGTCTTAACGGTTTCTACATGAAACAAAACAATCAAGTTTATCAAATTCACAAAAATATATCGGGATACTTGAAGCCTGCTGGATCAGGGTATTATAAGTGGGTGTATGAGGTTGATGTGACTACAACGTCAGACAATTATCAATTTAGCTTACCTACGTCAGATTATTGGTGGGGAATTGATAACGATATATCTGGTTTAAAATTCCCTACAAAATCATCTAGTGATAATTATTATTTTACTCATAATGGCACGGTTGTACCCACAAGTGACATTGATTATGTTAATAGTAATTCTGTACGATTTTTTACTCAAAAAACAGGTACACTAAAATTACATGACGTAGTTGCTTTCGTATCAAGTGGGTATCCTAGATTAGATAATAATTTAGTGTTTAAAAATGATTTTTATCTTTACACGCCACAAACTAACACCGTATACAAAACAGTAAAATTAAATTTGTTTAGATATGATGACTACGAAATAAATATATTCCCACAATATCAAGTCATGTTATATGTTGCTAATAGTAACCATTATTTAGATGATTATTCTGATGACGTTTCAATTGATAGGATTAAAATAGTATACCCAAAACAAGAATATTTTCCGAATGTAGATTTATTAAAAGTAAAAATTGTTACAGCGAGTAACAATCCTAACCAACTTGATAATAAGATCGGGGTATTATCTGAACGAAAATTAATAAAATATAGTAGCGGATCATGGAGCAATTTAACCGCAACTAGATCGATTGCATGGGCTTTGGCTGATATATGGTTGTCATCATACGGAGCATCCAAACATGAGAGTACTCTAGATTTATCAACTTTGGTTGAATTGGATAATATATGGTCGAGTTACTCACTATATGATGATGCTTTTGATGGTGTTTTTGATTCCACAATAACCGTATGGGAAGCATTAACCAAAGTTGCCCGAGCTGGACGAGCAAGACCAGTAATGATTGGAAATAAATTAACGTTCGTTAGAGATCAAGCACAAACAGCCTACGAAATGATATTTACCCCCGACAATATGTTGCCTAATAGTTTTAATATGGAATACATTTTTTTCAAAAAAAATGATTATAGAGCCTATATAGTCAATTATATTGACGAGGAAAACAATTACGAACCTTCCAAAATATACACAAAAGAAAACGCAGGGAATTATAAAGAGGTGACACTGTTTGGGGTTACGCAATATTATCAAGCGTGGCGAGAGGCTCAATATATGCAGTCAGTGCTAGAAAATAACAATAAATTAATTACGTTTGATACTGATGATCGAGGTCAGATACCATCATATGGTAGTGTAATAAGCGTAACCCATGATTTACCTAGTTGGGGTCAAAGTGGGCAAGTGGCTAACGTTGAGACAATTAATAACGAAACGATAGTTACATCTAATCAACCCATTGATTTTAGTGATTCTGGAACGTATTACGTTAGATTTATCACGCCGTATGGAGATGTTACAGGGAATATAGCTGTATCGTATGAGGCACAACAATATAATAATGATCCTTACAGATTCAAAACAATTCCTAGTGGTCCATCATTTATTTCAACCAAAACAAATAAAATCCCTGGTATTTTTCAGATTGGAATCGCTACTAATATAAGTCAATTATGTGTTGTAACTAAAATTACAGCAAAAGGCAATAGAACATACTCCATTGAATGTATGCCCTACATACCATCCAATTACACAGCTGATTCTGGAACACCACCAATAAGAACAACAGAAGAACCGAACACGTTACCACTCCCACAGAATATCGGGGGATTATTATTAACCAACACACCTAATTCTGGAGTTGTTGTAGCTAAATGGAATCCTGTTAATAATATAAGTCTTTATAAGATCCAAAAAAGTACAGATAACCAAACCTATACCGATGTAGCGACAACAACTAACACCACATATAATATCAATGCGACTGGAACTCTTTACGTTAGAGTAGCGTCTATGGTATCCTCGACAGTAGGAAACTATGCGGTTTCAGTTATTACAGCCAGTTAATAACGAAAAAATACAAAAATTGTAATTTTACAGAAATTACACGTTATTAACAGGTTATCCACAGTTTTTAAGCATAGATAAAAAAAATATACACAGGTTATTAACAGGATGTAATCTTGTAATCTTGTAATTTCATATTTTTGTAATTAAGGGATTTTTTTTTGAAATTTAAAAAAAAATAAAAAAAGTGGGATTACAGCATTACAAGATTACAAAGGCTTAAAAATAGGCTATTTTTGTACTTAAATTCACAAAATTGTTAAGAAATGCCAGAAATTACAAAAAAATGGAATTAAGCACAAAAGTTGTAATCTTGTAATTTCTAGGGGTCGATAAAAATGCTTAAAAATGCTTAAAAATAGGCGATTTTGTAATTTGGGTGATGATTATTTTTATTTTAGAAATTACAAAAAATATTTAAAAAATTGCGGTATATATTGTATACTATAATATATCAAAAGAGAGGAGAGATGATTAACTATGGAAGAATTTAAAAATTTATTTTCGGGCAACCCTAACGCATTTGGGGTACACGACTGGAAAAACAATAAATCGTTTACAAAGAAGACAGCACCAACACAAAAAGAGTATGACAACCATTTTAGCGGTGCTATGGGTTTGGGCATTATCCCTGTAGTTGATAAAGAGTTTAGTAATTTTGGTGTATTGGATTTTGATAATCACGAAATATCGGATGGGATTAATTTGTTTAAATTATCTAAAAAAATAGCCGATGAAAAGTTGCCTATGGTTGTGTGTAGGTCTAAGAGTGGGGGGGGGCATGTATATATATTTGGTAAAGAAAAACTAAAAACTAAATTATTAAGATCCGTACTTAACAATTTAATTGATGTGTTAAAAGGGCATGGTGAGATAGAAATTGAGGTATTCCCTAAGCAAGATAGCGTAGATAAACATATTATAGGTAACTGGATTAATTTACCTTATTTTGGGTGCGAAAAAGGGTATACTGAACGATACGCAATTATTAATAATAAGATTGTTTATGATGTTAATACGTTTATCAATTATTGTAATTCAATTAGGGTTAGTAATGATGATTTAATTAAATTGGTGGGGGACGATAAACATGCACAAGCACCTCCATGTATTCAAGAATTTTTAAAAAACAAAATCGGACAAGGGCAACGTAATAATGCATTATATAACTTTTGTATTTACGCTAGGAAAAAATCCCCCGATGGGTGGGAAAGTATGGTGCTTAACTTTAATGATGTTGCGATAACTCCAAAATTAACGTATGAGGAAGTCAACGCCGTAATTAAGTCAGTTCAACGTCAAAAGGGTTATCAATATAAATGCCAAGAAAACCCTTGCAAGATGTATTGTAATGCAGAATTATGCGTAAAAAGGCAGTATGGTATTACAAGTGCAGAAAAAAGCACGTTAATGTTAAGCGATTTACCAGAATTTGGGAAATTCATAAAATATATTACTGAACCAGTTAAGTATCGATTAGAGGTAAAAGTAAATTCAATTGAGGGGTTTAAATCTGTCACATTAAGCAGTAATGAATTGCTTAATTTTAAGTATTTTAGGCTTAAAGTTTTCGAGCAATTAGACACTGTAATTAAAACGGTTAAAGCGGATGAATGGATGTATATCGTTGAAGAATTGACAAAAAAAATAGAGTATGAAGAATTACCAGATGATGCTAGTCAATCGGGATTAGTGCGTGGGTATTTGGAAGAATTTAGAAAGAATTCAAATTGCGATGATAATGTATGTGAGAATTTAGAGGATCGATCAGCGATACTTGATGGTGAGCAAATTATTATTAGTTTTGATGATAAGCATACGATGCAAAAGAAACGGTATTTTTGTTTTAGGTTTCCAGACTTTAAAGAATTTTTAATTACTAAAAAGTTTGGCAACGTGTTAGGAGAAAACATATATTTAGCATTAAAAGAATTTAATGTTGAATCGCATACAATACGAGTAAAAACTGAAAACGGTAATCAAGTAGTGAATATATGGCGTATACCATTAACGGATAAAAACAAAATCGATTGCATAAAAAAAGAAGATAAACTAGTTGATGTTGAGGGTGTTAATAATGGTAATTGATTATTTAAACAATAAATTCATTATTTCAACCAATTTTAATGAGCTTGATCTTGTAAGAAAATTCCCATGCAGAAAATTTGTATCCAAAACGAAAATGTGGGAAGCATCATCATTGAAATTAAATGTTATGTATATAAAAGAGTTAATGCGTAATTATGATAACTTAAAAATGACGCAAGATTGTTTAGATTACATTAATAATTTTGATGATGCGTTACCACAATATAAAGATTTTCCAACATGTTTTGAGTTTAAATATGAGCCTAGATCGTATCAAATAGGGGCATTGAATCATGTATACAATTTAAACAATTCAATGTTAGCTATGGCGATGGGAACAGGTAAGAGTAAAATTATTATTGATTTAATGAACGCACATTTTTGTTTAAAAAAAATTGATGCGTTAGTAATTATATGCCCTTGCTCAATTAGGTATGTGTGGGAAAAACAATTACAAGAACACGCTTTTTTTGATTATGAATTTCAAATTTTAGATAAAAAATCATTTAAAAAAATTGATAATATGATACAAAGCAAAGACAAAACAAAACTTAAAATTTTGGTGTGTGGGGTAGAATCGTTACAGTTAAGTGATGGGCGATTAACTCAGAAATTTAATGAATTTACTAAATTAAATAAAGTTGCGTGTGTTGTTGATGAAGCTCACGATATTAAGAATCCTACAAGTAACAGATTTAAAAATATATTTAATGCAACAAGAAATTGCGTGTATCGTATAGCGATGACTGGAACACCTGTTAGTCAGGGAATACTTGACCTTTTTGGAATTTATCAATTTATTGATCCTAATATATTAGGCATTAAAGATTTTTGGAGTTTTAAAAATCGGTACACTATCACTGAAACAATTAAACTGAAATCAAAAGAATTTAAAAAAATTGTTGGGTATAAAAACGTAGAGGAATTAATGAAATTAGTTAGTCCTTACACCTACCAAGTAACAAAAGATGAAGCCTCAAAAGAGTTACCAAGTAAGGTATATATGACAAGGTTTTTAGAGATGGAAAACGAGCAATCAAAACTTTATACCAAAATCAAAAAAGATAAAATCATTGAACTTAAAGGATTAGATGATATCAATCAAATATATAACAATGCGTTAAGTTTGTATGTGAGTTTACAGCAGGTTAGTGGGGGCTTTGTTAATGCAGACACAGGCCAAGTTGATGATAAGGGAGAGCCGATCAAAAAAATTAGCGATATTGTAACGGATCAAAAAAACAAAAAATTACAAGAAATAAAATCAATTATTGATGAATTACCAGATAATGAACAGGTGATTATATGGTGTAAGTATCGGTACGAAGTTGAAAAAGTAACACGGTTTTTAAGTGATTATAAAACGGATAAATTTAAATTTGGGGCGGTTTCATTTTTAGATAAAACAAAAGAAGAACGACAAGAAATCCAAAAACAAATGGATAATAGAGATATACGGTATTTTGTTTCGACACCTAACAGTGGCGGTACAGGATTAACGATTAATACGGTATGTTATGTTATATATTATAGTAACAGTGAACGCTTGTTATTCAGGGAGCAATCGGAAGACAGATGCCACCGTATCGGTCAAAATAGAACAGTGACCTATTTTGATTTAATTTATAAAAATACTGTGGATGAAAAAATTTACGATTGTTTAAAAAGTAAAAAAGATTTTTCGGAGCATATTAAGCAATCATTGAATAATATTAATGATATGGTATAATGATTATTAGAGAGGAGATAAAAGAGATGGAAAATAAAGAAGGAATAGTTTGGATTACACAAGAAAATAACAAAAATTATTCACAAGCAAAAAATTATGGTGAGCCTACATTTGTAACTAGTTTTGAATATTCTAGTATAGCAAACTCAAAAATCAACACTGTAATTAAAAAAGATATTGACACGATGGCAAATAAATTTAATCCCGAAACGGATCATTTATTGTTTACTGGCGATCCTGTTATCATTGCGTTATGTGTACATGCCTTACTTGCAATACATGGAAGTATTAACGTTTTAAAATGGGCAAACCAAGATAAAATTTATAATTCAATTAATTTGTAATAATTAATAATATGGGAATAGACACAGTCAAAAGCGATATAGCTAACTACAGTTTGTTATTAGATGCAATAAACGAATTAAAACAAAAAGGGTGGGATGAAAACAAAATAGCTAAAAAAATGAATATATCACAATCTGATTTTTATAATTTATTAACTAAGACTAAAGACATAGAACACGCCCAATTAAAAAAATACATACGCAACTTAGATAATTTTCTAGACGATTAAATAATTTATGTTATAATATAAAAATATCAAAAAGAGATAAGAGAGGTAAAAGATGGAAAGTTTAAACAATATTATAGAAAGCTTAAAAAAGGGTGTTGATACCTATATTGATATTAACAATTCTGATAATTTATCAACAAAAAGTTTAGTTGAATTAGCAAAATTACAAAATGACACCAAACAAAAAATTGACGATATAAAAGGGGCATTAACTCTTTTAACTTCGTTTTATGAATTGTTGAGAAAGCATCACGTTCCTAATGCTATGGAAGAACAAGGAATTAAAAACATTAGTATTGATGGTGTGGGGCAGATAGTTAATTCAAAAGCGTATTATGTTAGCATTGAATCGGATAGGCAAGAAGATGCTTATAATTGGTTACGTGACAATGGTCACGGACTACTAATCAAAGAAACAGTTAATAATAATAGTCTTAGAGCTTTGTTGACTGATTATATTAATAATGGAGGTGAAATAAACGAAAACATATTTAGGTGTCATGAATACCAAGTGACAAAAATAGTAAAACGAAATAAATAAACAAATAAACAAATAAAGGAAAAAAATAAAATGGAATTAGATAATTTAGATGATTTAGTAATAAAACGAGAAGAAACAACAAGTAATAATTTTTTAGCATCAGAAAATAATCATGTTGCTGTATGTATTGGCGTATGGCGATTAGGCAGAAGAAAAAGAGTATTTAAGGGCGAGGAAAAAATACAGCACCAAGTTATGTTAATGTGGGAAGTTGACGAAGAAATGGAAAAGGGGGAGTATAAAGGTAAAAACAAAACAGTGAACCTTACAACAACTTACAGTTTTAACTCACTATCAAGACTGAGTAAAATAATTGAAGCATGGAGAGGTAAACTGACACCCGAAGAATTAAAGGGTGGTTTTGACTTAAATATATTGGTAGGGTTGCCATGTATGCTTAATGTTTTGCATACTGAAAGTAACGGGAAAACCTATGCTAACGTTGATACAGTAACTAAGTTACCTGCAGGGATGAAAGCGTTTGATCCAGATAATTTATATATAAATGAAACTCCCGAATTTATTGAAAAATTCCGTCAAAACAATGCGGAAACGTTAAAATAAAATTCTAACTTACTTTTAATGTGCTGGGTGTGTATGGAGATTGATAGCCTCCGTAGGGTAGAACCACCCAGCCGTTTTTATGTATAATTAAAAAAAGGGTGACAGTTTGGAAATTAAGACAGAGCGAAAAGTTATATATGGCAGTGCAGGAACAGGGAAAAGCACATATCTTATTGATAAAATCAATTATTATTCAGAAAAATATAATTTAAATAGTAAAGATTTTATTTTATGCAGTTTTACCAAAACAGCGTCAAAAGTTTTAGCTGATAAAAGTAATTTGAAAATTAAGAATATAGGGACTATTCATTCCCTTTGTTTCCAAATGTGTAAATTTTTACCAGAATATGTGATCGATAATGAAAAATTAAAAGAGTTTTCAAAAAAATATAAATATAAATTCAATTTTAAAAACATTGAAAATTCCGAAACGTTGTTAGGGGATTTTTACCTTGCTTTGTACAATTTAGCAAAAAGTAAAATGGTTACGGATTTAAAAAAGTTGTATTCAGAATCGGAAAAAAAAGGGAATTTAAATCAATTTATTAAATTTTGTGATAGATACGAAGAATTTAAAAAGGAAAATAATTATATTGATTATGCGGATATGTTAGATAATGCGTATAATCAATATGATTTAAATGCAAAAGTTTTAATTGTTGATGAGGCTCAAGATTTATCGTTGTTACAATGGAAAATTGTGTATGATTGGGCGTTGAATATACCTATTGTTATTATTGCAGGGGATGATGACCAATCGATTTTTGAATGGGCAGGGGCTAGGCTTAACGGGATGCAAGAGTTTGAGATGGCTTTTGACTGTGAGCGAGTTGTACTTAATAAATCGTTTCGTTTACCAGTAGATGTGTTCAAGAAAAGTCAAAATTTAATACAAAACCTAGAAAATCGTGTATTTAAAGATTTCAAACCTACAGATAAACAAGGTACGATTAAGTATTATAATAATGTATTATCGATTAAGAATATTAATTATAATGATGATGTATTGATATTGTATCGCAACCATTTTTTTAGATTACAAATTGAAAACCAGTTAATTAAGTTAGGATTACCCTACAAAATCGAGGGAAAAAATCTTGGCTATTGTGACAGTCAAGAATTTAGAGCTTTAAAGATTTTTTTAAGTTTAAAAAACGATAAGTTAAAAAGTTATGATTTGACCGAAAAACAAACGAAGGTAATGAGTAAG